TCAGACATGGAACCACACTGGCTCGGACGCTCAGATTTGGGCGTTTACCAAGCCGAATGGAACCTACTGGCAAATTTATTGCTCGCTTACTGGTAAATGTCTGGACATTCAAAATAGTAAGGTAACCGCAGGGACAAACGTGCGTCAGTGGAGTGACGACGATTCGAACGACCAGCGATGGAGCGTTCAGACCGATGGTAAGACTTGGACGTATCAAGGAACTTCGTATCCGACGTATATTTTTAAGCCTTCGACAAACTCAAATCTCGCAATGGCAGTTGCTGGAAACTCCACGGCAGTCCGCGCGAATATTCAGATTGCCAACGTTTCATCGTCGAGCAATTTTCAACGATGGATTCTAGTACCTGTCGAGGCTTTAACAGAAGCAGGATGGTATAATATCGTCCTCGCAGCTGATCCCAAAATGTGTGCTGATATTGCCGGAGGTTCGACCGCGAATTCCGCGAGTCTTATTGTAGAAACACTTAACGAAACGTCTGAAAGTCAGATATTCAAGGCTCAGGTTAATTCTCAGAGTAAGCTTGTGAAGTTGATTAATGTTAAGTCCGGAAAGGCTTTGGATATTTACAAGGGTGGAACCAAAGCTGGAACTAATATTATTCAGTACACTATTAGCAATAACGACAACCAGAATTGGCTTATCTATCCGAATGGCACCGTATCCATCGATGGGCAGACAACTCCTACGTATGAAGTTCGTGCCCAAATCGGCAACAATCTTACTATGGATTGTCAAGGCGGTGGAAAAACGGCTAAAACAAACATCGCTACATGGACAAGGAATAATGGCATTAACCAGCGATTTGCTTTTGTTAAAGTAGAGATTGCTGGAAATGATATTCCGCAACCCGGTCAAATTGATCAGCGATCATTTAGTCGCGATGGATACGGTGCTGTTTCGGTTAGTGGGTTGACATTTAGCTCAACCGAGACGGCGTTTCAAGCTCGTTATAAGGTTCGCACATATACTCGAGCAAAACAGAGCTATACAGATTCTGCTTGGAAGAGTATAGATGACGACTCAACTGCTCGTTCTGGTTGGGGCGATGCTTGGGCTCCAGCATTTACTGGAACTCCTTCTGGCGGAAAGATTAGTATTCCGTTCAATAAGAGTTACGAAATCAGTGATAGTGCCCCTTATATCGATCTGATATTTGAGATTCGAGCATTCCGTAATAGCTACGGCGCATCTCAGATGAAGGCGCATGGTCCGTCAAGGCAGACCACAATTTCTCTTACTGCTCGACCTGTTCTCACAATGTCCTCTATTGAGATGGTGAATGATTACGGTAACATTGGCCTTAAGAGCACGGTCACGAATGCTTTGACGCAGGATTCGATTCTGCTTAGAGGACGTCTGGTTGATTCTACCGGACTGCCTATCAGCGAATGGACCAGTTCTCCAGACATGTACACGATCCATTCTCTTGGTGAATATTTGTACAGGATTCCTGCTCCGGGAGAAGAAGTGACGTATGAGTTTACTTTGGTGAATCTTGACGGCACTCTTATTTCGCAAAAGTTCACTTCTACAGTAAACTATGGCTCTTCCACCGTGACCGTTACTCCAACAATTTCATATGTTGAGGACGATACTGGTTGTGCATTCATCACAAGTAATAGACACACAAAAGATTATTGTTACATGGAAGTTGATACACTTGACGGTATTGTTTGTGAGCCATGCCCAGAGATTACTGTTTCTTCTGGCCGAAAATGGAAGTGTGCACCGCCTTTGAATCGCGACGTTAACATCGTGGTTGTTGGCAATTCCGGCACGTCCTATGGTGTAGTTAAGAAGACCGTTCGAGTCAATTCTCATTTTTCGATGTGGAATTGGACGGATCCGGTCGCGCTAGACCATTACGCCGAGTGCGCAATTCTTGCTGTAAACGAGGAAAATCCTCCGCAGCAAACTCGACACTATATTACAGATCAGCTGTATATTAAGCCGATTGGACGTAGATATCCTGTTGGGTTTGCTAGCAATAATATTACTGCCGATATGAGTATCGATGCCAATGTTCTGGATGACGATGCGGAGTATATTGCTTCGACTCCATTACCAGAGCATGCTCGCGGTATTTATATTCGTAAGATGCTAACTCTTAGTGGGCAAGGAATTCATCCAGTTTACAGGACACCTTATGGTGATTGGCACACTGTTGCGATTGAAGAAATTGACTTTTCTAAAAAGGCTCTCGGATATTCTAATGTAACAGTTAAGCAGTCGGTTGTGGAGGATTAGTCATGGACTGGACCATCGCAAACTACAGCTATGACATTACCGTCAGTGTCGTTCACCAAACTAACTTGGACAATGTACTTGGCTTTCTAGAGGGTGTTCAGAATAGTGGCATAACCATTACTGAGAACTACGAGTCGGATAGTCGTGTTCAGGCGAAGGTGTCCACATATGTGAAAGAGGGCGAGAGCGACGGATATGTCGACAATGCTCGTCTTCGCATAAGTATAACCATTCCGTCTGAAGACTGGTATGAAGAACTTGTAACAGGCTATGTCTCTGATATTTCAGAAACTATTGAACATGGTTATATAAATAGGTCTTACACAATCGAAGGAACTATCTGGGGTCTGCTCGATCATAAGATTAAAGATCCGATTACCATTGGTAAGGGCGCAAAACTGTTAACAATCTGGACCAATCTCATGAAGTCCCAGACTAAAATGCAGTACACAACTCAAGGCGCCCAAGACCATTCATTCGGAAGTACGATCCTGTACGAACCTGGTAGCGACTTAAGTACAGTTCTATTTGAAATATCTGAAGGTTATGATCGAATGGACGTTGACGGACACGGTCGCGTCACTCTAACCAAGTATATTGCGCCATCCAAGCAGACTCCTTCGATTGTCATAGATGCTCATGATTTGTTTGGCTTAATTGTTGCGCCAATTAACAAAACTTATAAGAAATGGGAATCTCCTGGTCGAGCAATCGTCACGGCAACTATCTCGAAAGAGCAAAACGGTAAAACCACGCAAGAAGTTATCGCAGGTTCGTATGATGCGCCTGCGACAGACGATACATCCATCGATGTTCGAGGTTATTTGAAAGCTCGCTCCGATTCATATTCAGGAGCTAGCGAGAATCCTTCAAAATCAGAACTAAATTCTATAGCTAAGCAGAATTGGGAAGATGCCCAAGATAAGGGGAATGAGTGGACAGCGAGCAGTGTATTTGCGGATTACCACGCAGGCATGGTCGCAACTTTTATTCCTCAAGGAGCAGAGTCGAGTTGCAAGGTTCTGATAAAGAGCGTAACTACGAATCTCTCCGAATTTACGCAGGAGCTTTCGATGAAAGAGGTTTAATCTCTTATGTTGAAATCAGAAGCCGCCGCTTATTTAGCCGGCGTAACTCAGACTGAGGGGGCGGAGGCTTCTGCTCCTACGAATCTTCACGTGATTACTGGTGAAGTGGGTGAAGCGTCTGCGGACGGCAAAACCCTTGTTAAAATTGACGGCCTCATGTTCTCCGAGAGTGACGACCAGTTTATTGAGGTTGATGCTCTCGGAGGACTTGAGGAGGGTGATATTGCAACCATTGTTCTGACTGGCGAGCAGGGCCATGCAATGACCCCGCTTGCTCTTGGCTCGATTGGCTCTGTAGACCGCATTACTGTTCGAATCGCTGCAATCGAGGCTGACTACATTAAAGTTGAGCAGCTTGATGCGGCAAAAGCTCGAATCGGTGAACTTGAAGCAGATCATGTGTCTGTTAACGACTTTAATGCAGCTACTGGTCGAATTGGCACGCTTGAAACCACTCGCGCCACCATCACGGACCTCAATGCAGCTACCGCTCGAATCGGTACTCTTGAGGCCGATCATGTATCTACTGACGACTTTAGTGCGGCTACCGCTCGAATAGGCACTCTTGAGACAAATACGGCTGACATAGGCACCATTCGAGCCAACTCTGCGAAGGTGCAGAACCTAACGGCTGCGGAGCTTGAGGCGGACCATGCTACTGTCGGGTCTCTTAGCACCAATTACGCTCACATTACCAACGGCGTAATCGACAACGCTACGATTGGCTACGCCGATGTCAACAACCTCTCGGCACACTACGCAGAAATTCAAAATGGTAAGATTAATTCGGCATTAATCGACACTGCTGCCATCGTGGATGAGCAGGTCTTCACCGTCACGGGTAACAAGGCGACTCTTGCTCAGATTGACGCCTCAAAGATTAATGTCCTTAACCTCAAGGCAAAAGATATTGAGGTCGAGCGAATCAATGGTCAGCCAGTCACGAATAAAACCCTCGTCGATGCTCTAAGCCAGCATGAGAGTGATATTTCAGACCTCGATAGCAAGATTGATGACGAGGTCGAGGCTCTTAATGACCGCATCGATGGGGCGATTGAGACTTTCACAGGCACGGTTGTTCCTACGCTAGAGAACACTCCTGCTTCGAGCTGGAACACCGTCAAGCTTAAGGACCAGCATGTTGGTGACGTCTACTATGTGGTGAACAGTCAGTCTGCTCAAAACGGATATTGCTACCGATTTACAAAGTCTGGTAGCACATATTCTTGGCAGCTCATCAAAGACAGTGACGTTACAGCTGCTCTTTCTAGGCTCCAGACGGCCGAGGGAAAAATTGGGGACATCGAGACGTTCGACGAGACAGTCGGCAGCTTCATGACCAATACCGATGACGAGCTATCGAGCCTGAAGGCCAAGGACACGCAGCTCGAGACTTCTCTTGGCGATAAGGTCAGCACGTCGACTTTCAATACAGTTTCGCAGAAAGTTGATACCAACGAGGCCAACATTACGTCGATGAGCACAGTGCTCACTAACAACGGCCTGACATCCTCGACCAACATTACCAACACGGTCAACTCGGTTAAGCAGACCGCTGATACGAACAAGGCGTCCATCACAAGCCTAACTCAGACTGTCAACAACAAGGCTGACGGTTCCACGGTTACCACCCTCACGAATAGGGTCAGTACCGTCGAGCAGAACCTGAGCGGTATTACTACGAGGGTTGGGAAGACCGAGTCCGCCATCGAGACGGTAAGCAACCCGAATTTGAGTCCTTATCTGTCTCACACCTTCGGAGATACGGACTACTGGCAAAGCGCTTCGAAGCCGAATAAGTCTTCCGAACTTGGGGATATCGGTACATATCTTGGCGATGGCTGGATGCATGTCGATATGGACAACAGCGCTAGAAGCGGTATGGCCTATCTCAACTGCTTCTGGGTCAATTCCGATTCGAACATCACCGAATTGACGAAGTATACTTTCTTAGTTGAGATACGTAACTTGACGTTTTCTGCGGGAACTAAGATTTACGTTCGCCCAACCACAAACAACACAACTGCCTCTAGAAAAGGCCAGTTCGGTACGACATATACAATCGACGTCACGGAAAGCAAGAATATTTACCAAGTCGCTACCACACGTTCGGATTTTAGTGGATGCGCAACCATTAGCGATGGTTATGTGTGGGTCGATGCTGGTACAAATGCGTCTTTTGATATTCGCATCTCCCTCTATGAAGGCGAATATAGCGGTCCTTACAAGCCGTATGTTGACCAGACACTGATCCGCCGAGTCAAGTCAGCGGAAACCGCTATCGA